CCTTTGCTGCGGCGGCTTTCCTGCGTACGTATGGGCAGCAACTTGCTATGGACGCAGCATCAGCCCGTGCCGCTATTACGAATAAACTAATGGAAATAGCCAATTGTGGGGACGCTCGATACGAGCTTAAGGCCCTAGAACTCTTGGGTAAGCACAGTGACATAGGTATATTTACGGAACGTAGCGAGATAACGGTAAACTACAAAGACCCAGACGACTTAGAGAAAGCGATTAAGGATCGGGTCAAAAGGTTGCTTAATGCCACCGTTGTAAACGAGGTGCCACTGGCACAGTCACTGGGTGCAGAGAAGCCAAGCTCGTCACTTCTTGCAGAGTTAGAGGGCATCGAAGAGGTAATTGAAGAGGATGACATCTCCCTTTGAAAACATATCTCTAAAAGACATACCCACAATACTGCCGATGCTAAGTCTGCCCGAGCAAGAGAAACTGTTGGCAGAGCTTCAGCACCTAGAGAAGCTACAAGGGCGGAAGAAGTCTCAGACAAAGTTTATAGATTTTGTTAATGCGGTTTGGCCTACGTTTATATCGGGGAAACACCATGCAATTATGGCTGAGGCGTTTGAGCGTGTGGCTAGTGGGGAGTGTAAGCGGCTTATTGTTAATATGCCTCCTCGTCATACTAAATCTGAGTTTGCTAGTTATCTATTGCCTGCGTGGTTTTTGGGTAAATTTCCCAATAAGAAGATTATTCAGACGTCACACACAGCCGAGCTAGCGGTAGGCTTTGGTCGTAAAGTACGTAACTTAGTAGACACAGAGAATTACCAGAATATATTTCCTGAGTTAACCCTGCAAAGTGACTCTAAAGCAGCGGGAAGATGGAACACAAGTAAGGGCGGGGACTACTTCGCTATCGGTGTTGGGGGCACAGTAACGGGTAAAGGTGCGGATTTGCTCATTATTGACGACCCGCACTCGGAACAAGAGGCAGCATTAGCTGAAATAAACCCGGATATTTACGATAAGACCTACGAGTGGTACACATCAGGCCCACGTCAGCGCCTACAGCCGGGTGGGTCTATCGTTGTTGTGATGACACGGTGGTCATTACGTGATTTAACGGCTAGAGTGTTGAAATCTTCGGCCCAAAGGGGCGGGGAAGAGTGGGAAGTTATTGAATTTCCGGCAATTATGCCGTCAGGTACGCCGTTATGGCCCCAATTTTGGCCTCCAGCGGAGCTTCAGGCCCTAAAAGAGGAACTGCCCAACAGTAAATGGATGGCGCAGTACCAACAGCAGCCGACATCAGAGTCTTCGGCTATTGTGAAGCGTGAATGGTGGCGGGAATGGGAAGAAGATGAGCCTCCGACAGTTACTTTTATTGTTCAAGCGTGGGATACGGCGTTTGAAAAGACAAATAGATCGGATTATTCTGCGTGTACTACGTGGGGAGTGTTCTACCACGCAGATGAAGACGGAATAGAGCAAGCTAACCTTATACTTTTAAACGCTTTTAGGGATAGAATGGAATTTCCTACACTTAAGCGAGCAACTGTAGAGCAATATGACGAGTGGCAGCCAGATTCTTTAATTATTGAGAAAAAAGCTTCGGGTTCTCCTCTTATTTACGAAATGCGTGCGATGGGCATACCAGCGCAAGAGTTTACACCCACGAAGGGTAACGACAAGATTACAAGGTTGAACGCGGTATCAGATATGTTTGCGTCTGGCATAGTATGGGCACCAAACAGGTCTTGGGCAGAAGAGGTTATTGACGAGGTTGCTAGTTTCCCCGCAGGGGAACACGATGACTACGTTGACTCAGTGTCTCTTGCGCTAGCGCGGTTCAGAAAAGGCGGGTTCATTCGATTGCCTTCGGACGAAAGGGAAGATGACCCTTTGTTTAGAAGGCGCAACGGCGGATATTACTGATGGCTATTGAAAAAGGTTTATACGAGATGCCCGAAGGCATCGAAGACATGGGAGAAAGCGAGGCCATAATAGCGATAGATGGCATGTCTGACGAGGGTGTCGAAGTAGTGCTGGAAGACGGCAGTGTAGAGATTACCTTTGGTGAAGAAATAGAAGAAATTGATGCTGCTCCGTTTGATGCAAACCTTGCTGACTACTTAGAAGACGGCCAGCTGCAAGAAATCTCTGGCGATCTGTGCGAAGCCGTGGAAGGTGACATGGCAGCTCGTCGTGATTGGGCAGATAGTTACGTTGCGGGCCTTGACGTGCTGGGCATGAAATACGAAGAACGTACTGAGCCTTGGGAAAACTCCTGTGGTGTGTACTCTAACGTTCTAGCGGAAGCAGCTATCCGGTTCCAAGCCGAGGCTATGAGTGAAACTTTTCCCGCTGCGGGTCCTGTAAAGACTAAGATTCTTGGGGAAATTACTCAAGATAAAGAAGACGCTGCCTTACGCGTTAAGGCAGATATGAATTATGAGCTTACTGAAGTTATGGTAGAATACCGCCCGGAACATGAGCGGCTACTGTATTCACTCGGTTTAGCCGGTTCAGCGTTCAAAAAGGTGTACTTTGACCCCAGTTTGAATCGTCAGATTGCCTTATATATTCCTGCGGAAGATGTGATTGTGCCCTACGGTGCCTCTAATATTGAGTCCGCAGAGCGCGTTACACACGTCATGCGCAAGACAAAGAATGAAATGGTTAAGCTACAGGCGGCGGGGTTCTATCGGGACGTGGAACTTGGCGACCCTGTGTCGTTTTTCTCTGACGTTGAAGAAGCTAAGGCTGAGCAGTCGGGTGTATCCCTGACCTCAGATGACCGTTACACCGTGCTTGAAATACACGCTGATCTGAATATTGACGGTGTGGATGGGGCGGACAACGAAGACTCGCTGCAAGTCGCAAAGCCTTACGTGGTAACGCTTGAAAAGGGTACGGGAGAGATACTAGCTATCCGCCGTAACTGGAACCCTGACGATTCCTTGACACTAAAGCGTCAACATTTTGTACATTATGCTTACGTCCCCGGATTTGGATTTTATGGACTCGGACTCATTCACATTATTGGTGGCTATGCTCGCGCTGGCACTAGCATTATTCGTCAACTCGTGGACGCTGGAACCCTATCCAATCTCCCCGGTGGCCTCAAGTCTCGCGGACTACGAGTTAAGGGCGACGACACACCGATTGGTCCCGGCGAATTTCGTGATGTAGATGTACCGTCAGGTTCGATCCGCGATAATATTCTACCGCTCCCTTACAAAGAACCCAGCCAAACCCTGTTTGCGTTACTCAAGCAAATTACCGAAGAAGGCCGACGGCTAGGCGCTATCTCTGATATGAACATATCCGACATGAGTGCTAATGCTCCTGTTGGAACTACACTCGCTCTACTAGAGCGTACTCTCAAGCCAATGGCTGCGGTGCAATCCCGTGTCCATTACTCGATGAAGCAGGAGTTCAAACTCCTTAGAAAGATCATCGCTGAGTATGCCCCTGAAGAGTATATGTACGTGCCTGACCGTGGTGAACCTCGTGCGCGACGCGCCGATTACGCTATGGTGGAAGTAATTCCTGTCAGTGATCCCAATAGCAGCACGATGGCACAACGAGTTGTGCAGTACCAAACCGTGTTGCAGATGGCACAGGCCACTCCACAAATTTATGACTTACCGCAGCTTCATCGCCAGATGATCGAAATCTTGGGTATTAAAAACGCTGACAAACTTGTACCGGTTAAGGATGATATTAAACCTGCTGACCCTGTAAGTGAAAACATGGCGTTCTTGGTGGGTAAACCCGTAAAAGCCTTTATATATCAAGATCATCAGGCGCATATAGCTGTGCACGAGGCTTTCTTGCAAGACCCTCAGATGATGGCATTTATAGGGCAAAACCCCGCTGCACAGCAAATAGTTGCCGCAATTAAAGCTCACATTGGTGAGCACATGGCCTTCTTGTACAGACAACAGATGGAAACAAAACTGGGCGTACCTTTACCTCCGCCAGATTCAGAGCTTAACAAAGAGCAAGAAGTACAATTGGCAGGCTTGTTGGCGAAGGCAGCACAACAGCTTACACAACAAAAACAAGCTACAGCGGCGGAGCAGCAAGCCAAGCAAAAAGCCCAAGACCCAATTATCCAGATGCAACAGGCGGAACTACAACTCAAGCAACAAGAGCAGCAGCGTAAAGCCCAGAAAGATCAAGCAGATACGCAACTTGATGCGGCAAGATTACAGCTTGATGCAGAGAAAGCTCAAACCACCGCTACTATTGAAGCAAGTCGTATAGCGGCGCAGAACGAGCAAGCGCAAGCTAGGAACGATTTGGACGAGGCAAAAGCTATTTTGGACATGGCAAAAGCTAATAGAGAGGGCAAATAATGAAAGGTGTTAACCATTACAAAAAAGACGGAACTTTATTCACAGGTAACTCACACAAGATGCCCGATGGTTCTTTGCACAGCGGAAAAACCCATACTAAGGGTAGTGTGAAGTTATTTCACTTAAACGAGCTGTCTGCTACGGCAAAAAAGAAAGCTAAATAAAAGAACAGATAACCTTAAAATCACAGGAGTTAGAACCCTATGACCGAGATATTTGAAGAAAACCATAGAACGCTTAGGATTAACAAGAAGCTTGCCGGTATTGAAATTAACCTGCGTTTAGGCGTAATTGCCCTATCAAGGAAAGCGGGGGCCTCAGAGCATCAAGATGAGGCGATGAAATTCTCTCAAGCGGCTTTAAATCTGGCTAATGCAGCGGCGACCTTAAGCCGCTTAGACCAAGGGGATAATTAATGCGTGAATATACACCCATAGAAGCGGAAATACTCGAAGCGGTAGAAGCAAAACTAGAGCGGCTCGAAGCAAGTACTCGCGAAGAATTTGATATGGACGAAAAAGCTATTATGGATTTAATGAGCCGTATAGATGGTGTGGAAAGCGCCCTAGACGAATTAAAAACTAGGTGGGAGGATAGATAGTGGCTACAACCGTCTTTGACGTGCTGAACGAAAAGTTAACAGAGCATAAACGCTCTAGCGAAGAATTCTTAGCTTCGGGTGGTCCCAAAGACTATGCGGGGTATAAGGAGGTGTGTGGCGTGATTCGGGGTCTCGACGTTGCACTTAGAGAAATAAACGACCTCTCGCGTAATTATATGGAAGACGACAATGACTGAAACAATAACCGTTAGCGGGGTCAGCGCTGTTGCTGAAGTAAAACCCGCAATGACTGCGTTAGAGCAAAAAAGACAGAAGCGTATAGAAGTAGAAGCTGTAGAAGAGGCAGAGTTGGAAGCCTCTATCCCTAAACCTGTGGGCTACAGGGTACTCATTGCCTTACCTAACGTCGAAGAGACCTTCGGGGAAAGCGGGCTTGTTAAGGCAGAATCTACCCGTCGAGAGGAATATATCCTATCTACTGTTGGGTCTGTACTTGATATGGGTAAAGAAGCTTACAGCGATAAAGAGCGTTTCCCTACTGGGCCTTGGTGCAAAGTAGGCGACCACGTGATGTTCCGAGCCAACACCGGTACGCGTTTTAAAGTGGGTGGGCAGGAGTTTCGCTTAATGAATGACGACTCTATTGAAGCCGTTGTAGACGATCCGCGAGCTGTTTCGCGTGCATAAGGAGTAAACCATGCCTAGACAAAATGTAGAATTTGAGTTTCCCGATCCCGATAAAGATGAAACATCTCAAGAAGTTGAGATTGATATTGCCGAAGAGGAAGACGCGCCCCTAGAAGTAGAAGGTGCAGTTGGCCGAGAGGCATTAAAGCCCCCTGAAAATATTGTTAAGGCGGGCGATATAGAAATTGAAATAGAAGACGATACTCCGCCTGAAGATCGTGGGCGAAAGGCGTCTCCTCCACCAGAAGAAGTTACTGATTCAGAGTTAAAAGACTATTCAGATGTAATTAAGAAACGAATTAGTAACCTAAGCAAAGGCATTCACGATGAGCGTAGGGCTAAAGAAGAAGCCCAGCGGCAACAACAAGCCCTTGAATCGTACACTAAAAACTTAATAGACGAGAACCAAAAGTTAAAAGGCTCGGTGGATCAAAGTCACAACTCGCTTATTCAATCGGCCAAGAAACAAGTGGATAGCGAACTTGCTGTAGCTAAGAACCAATACCGACAGGCGTACGAGTCGGGCGAGTCTGAGGCTATACTAGAAGCACAAACTGCTCTGAACACAGCACAGATACGTTTAGAGAAAGTTAACGGGTTGAAACCTAAGCAAATTGAAGCTTTACAACCCCAAGAAACTCCTGTACAAACGCAGGTAGATGCACCTCAACCTCAAGTGCAGCGAGACGAAAAAGCTGAAACATGGCGTGAAGAAAATTCATGGTTTGGGTCAGATGACGAAATGACTGCCTTCGCATTAGGGTTGCATAACAAGTTAACAAAAGAGGGAGTAGACCCCAAATCAGATACTTACTACGAGAAAATTAACGCTCGTATGCAACAAGTATTTCCCGACCAGTTTGCTGGTGGGGCAGAAGAAACAGAGAGTACCCAAAGAAAATCTAGCAATGTGGTTGCACCCGCTACGCGGAGCACAGCGTCTAACAAAATTAGGCTCACTCAATCACAGGTAGCTATCGCTAAAAAACTTGGGGTACCTTTGGAAACATACGCCAAACAGGCTGCTGAACTAATGAGGAAACAATAATGTCGAAACAGAGACTAGATAGAGAACTCGAAAACCGTGAAACAACTACCCGCAAAAAGGCGTGGGCGCGGCCAACAGTGCTGCCTGATCCCATTCCCCAAGACGGCTACAAGTTCCATTGGGTTCGTGTGAGCACTATGGGTCAACCTGATTCTACTAATGTGTCCTCAAAATTACGTGAAGGTTGGGAACCAGTACGCGCAGAAGACCACCCAGAGATATTTAGTGACGCCGTTGCCGACGCACGGTTCAAAGATAATGTCATTGTTGGTGGGTTAATGCTGTGTAAGGCCCCAATAGAACTCGTCGCAGAACGTACTGAGTACTACGAAAACTTAACGGAGTCTCAAATGCGATCTGTTGACCAAGGTCTGATGCGTGAAAACGATCCTCGTATGCCCTTGTTTAACGACAGGAAATCGAAGGTTACTTTCGGCAAAGGAAATTAACTTTATTTTTTAGGAGTTTAAAATGGCTTATCCAACAGTCAGTGCTCCCTACGGCTTTCAAGCAATTAACCGTGTAGACGGTACGCCTTATGCAGGTCAGACTCGCCTTATTCCTATAGCGAGCACCTACAATACGGCTATCTT